ATGGGTTTAGGAACCATGGCAGGTGCTGGTTTCGGCATGGGTTTAGGAACCATGGCAGGTGCTGGTTTCGGCATGGGTTTAGGAACCATGGCAGGTGCTGGTTTCGGCATGGGTTTAGGAACCATGGCAGGTGCTGGTTTCGGCACGGGTTTTGGAATCGGAGCAGGCGCTGGTTTCGGCACGGGTTTTGGAATCGGAGCAGGTGCTGGTTTCGGCACTGTTTTAGGAATCGGAGCAGGTGCTGGTTTCGGCACTGTTTTAGGAATCGAAGCAGGTGCGGGTTTTGGCATGGGTTTTGGAACTGTCACCGGCATAGATGTTTTTTTCGTGGTCGACATCCAACTTCTTATTTATATAAATATTATTTTATAGTATGTGTTCACGCGATGATTTGGAAAGGTTCAAGAAAATTGTAGAAATTTTATTGAATCCCAATACTAAATTTAAAAAACAAAAAAACGCTATCGTTGTAGTTTACTGATATGTGGCATCAACGCCCACGTCATTGGAGTATAGCACAAAATTTTCCTGGAGATCATCTTCGACGTCCGCCGCGTACAAGAAATCGTACGCGTTGATTGGATCGACGACGACGGTTTCGTCCTCGGCGTCGTCCTCTACTACATCGTCTTCGACGTAAATTTCGTCTTCGTTATCGGATTCTATGTACATCTCATCCGGAATCTCACCTACCATGGGGCTATCCTCGGTGTCGTCGTAAGCTCCGCTGCCACCATCGTCGTATTCATAGAGTCCGTCGTCTTCGGCATCGTCCACGACAACATCTTCGACGACATCTTCGTCGGCGGATTCCATCGCATCTAGCAGTTCTTCGGGTTCTTCGATCATGTCTTCGTCTATGGCATCGCCGACCGCGACTTCAGTCTCGTAATCGGATGGATATGCGTATCCCGACTTGTCCAAGTGATAGTTATAATATGTCTCGGTTTTCTTGAAGAAAACGTTGTACAACATGATGCCTACGGCTATGGCTAGCAGCACCTTCAGTATGTTGTCCAGAGTGAACAATTTTTCCAGGTCCAACTTCATCTTGTTATGAGTATATATTATATTTTTTTAATTTCTCATTTCTTTCCCATCATTTTCATGAGTTGTTCGGCGGAAATGACATTCATGCGGCCGTCTTTGCGACGTTGGTATTCCTTGAACGTTTTCTCATCGAGCACCGGCCCAAATCTGACACCGATATCCGATGGTTTCACGTTTGAGACGTCAATCTTCTCTCCATCCTTCTTCATCTGGGTAGTCTCCTCGTCCCATTTGTCGAATACCGCCTTGTTCAGAATTGCTGCCTGTTCGCTCGTCAGGTTTGCAACGTCGCGAGTGGATGCCATGAGTATGTATTGTAAAGAACTAAAATTTATTAAGTTAATTAACGAATCTGTGAGCGATTGCCGACGATTCCCACGTAATCGGCGGGAGCGGCCTTGGAGCATTGGAGTGCAGTGTCGGCGTAGATGGGTTTTTCGTACAGATGAGCAAATCTCTTTTCGGCAGTCATGAACACGCCGTCGTATATCCCTTCTTGGAACAGCGTGGTATGTTTCTTGTCGTTCGACACTGCAGTGGGGTGTCTTTCCACGATGTCGTCGATTGCAGCTCTTTTCACATACATCACATCGGCGTGTTCTACATCTGACACCTTGGCGAATCCGTTTGCATCTGGAATGCTCGCTAGTTTCATGTTATACACAACTCCGGTGTTCTGGAGCGTCTCGGTCGTGCTCGCGATCTTCTCCTTCACCCGATCCCAGTCGATGGTCGGCAACGGGTGAATACCGAAGACGACGTCCTTGTCGGATTTGAAAGCTTTCAGGGCAAATTCTCCTGGAACTCCGGACGAGAAATTCAGGATGAATGCACCTTCGAATTCTTTGCTCTTGTAGAGTTCCGTGATAGCTTCGTTGTTCGTCTTGAAAAATCTCATATCTGCCTGAAATCCGTTCGGGTTGGTCATCAGCTGCATCTGGAGATGAAGAATGCTCACGCAGGCCTGCAGGGCCATGTCGGAACGTCCTTCGGTGATGATGGCGATGATTACCTTGGGGGGCATGGTCTGGTATGTGATAATGTATTTTTTCTGAATTTTTTACACGGGTCGGACAAACGGCATATTTATTTTCTGGGTGATAGTAATGCATCCAGAGAAGAAAGCGCCTAAGATGTCGTCCGGAGAAAAAGCGGCTGCTAAGAAAGAGCAAGCGAAAATTAACAAGGCAAAAGCGAACCCCGAGCTCGCCGCCGAGAACAAGGAAAAGGCCGATGCAAAACGTCTTCGCCGTAAAGAATCTGGATCCACGAAATCATTCAAGTGATTTAACTTAATAATTAAACTATTCTTTTAGTGAGCGAAATGGGAACATTGTCTCCCAGTGGTTACAATCTCCGAGAAGGTGGCGGTAGTCACGGCAAACATAGCGAGGAATCAAAACAAAAAAACAGAGATGCGCATATTGGAAAAAAGCATACAGATAAAACAAAAAAAAAGATGAGTGAATCGCAGAGTGGGAAGACACTGAGTGAGGAACACAAACAAAAACTCAGTGAAATGAAACGAGGTGAGAAGCATCCTATGTATGGGAAAAAACATAGTGAGGAAACAAAACAAAAGAGAAACGATGCACTGCGAGGTGATAAAAATAATCGTTCTAAAAAAACATATCAATATGATTTAGAAGGAAACTATATTCAGTCATTTGGATCGTGTGGAGAAGCGGGACTGTATATGAAAAAATCTACTTCTAAAATAAGTTTGTGTGCGTGTGGTAAACGAAAGTCGGCATATGGTTTCAAATGGTCGTATGATGAAATTATCACGAAAACGTGAAACGCTCCAGAATGTTGCCACTGTATACATGCGTTCCGGTGTGGCTCAATGGCGTACTAATGTCGGCCCAGATATCCCCGCCCATCTGCTGGTACCTTCTGCAGAAAGCATAGTCTTCGCTAAGGAATCTCTTTGACTGAGGATCTATCATGCACGCGAAAACTGCAATGTAATCGGCGACGTTTTGGCCTTGAATATCGTTCACGGCGAAAAGTTCGTCTTTGTAGTGCTCGTACATCCTTTCGAGGACGCCTCGTTTCATCATCAGGAAACCGGTGGCGACGTCCAGAACCTTGACGAAACCGTCGATGGGGGGTTCGTGAGAACTGATATTGATGTTGAAGTCGAGGCCCATCTGGCGAATGTCTTCGGGGGAACCGGCGGCGATCTTCTGCTTTACGTGCTCCCAATTGATAGATTTCTTGGGATACACGGCGCTCGTGACATCTTTGTCGAAATTCAGGAGACGCATTACCGACTCGGGGTTGAAGCCGATATCCGCGTCAATGAACATGAAGTGCGTGAACCCCTTGGTCTGCAGAAAACGCTTGACGAGAATATTCCTGGCACGCTCGATGAGCGATTCATTTCCCACGAAATCCATGTAAACCTGAACGCCCCTCTGGGCGGCCAGAGCTTGAAGAGCGATGAGACTCGCCGCAAAAGTGTTCTGCATCATGCATGCGTAACAAGGAATCCCCAGGAAGATGCTTGGTTTGCCGGAGTTGTTGGCGACGACTTGTGGCTTGGGCGGTTCGGGAAGAGTTTGTGGCGAAATTTTGGGAACGTCAGCGGGGCGTTGTCCTGCACCGGAGAGTTCGATGATGTCTGTGTAGCCCATTGGTTATCATCTCACAATACTTTTTTAGCGAGGATTTTGCGCACGCGGTAGATGTGTTTACACTTTATTTCTTCTTAGACCGACACGACAGCGCCGTAGAGGTAGTTATTTCGCGACGTTCTGAAATTTTTTGCATAGCTTTAGTGGCGTCTGCTTCTCCTACGAGTTCCTTGAGAGCGTCATAGATCATATCCTCTTTCAGCCCCGCCTTTCTCTTCGATTCACGAAGCACTAGTTGAAAATCGCCGGCGGCTGCTACCTCGTAATTATTCTTCTTCATGAAATCCTGGATGATGTCGCCGAGCTCTTCCTTCTTCTTCCTGATCACGGAGAGACTTTTTGTGGCGCTTGCAAGTTGCTGGTGAATATCCACAAATTCCTTCACGCTCTCTCTGAAGATATCAGTCGAATCTGTCATCGTTGATGATTATACGCGACATTATGTTAAATTGATTTTAACATACACGCGGTGACAAAGGAATTTTCTCTGTGATGTTTGGCCCAACTATCAATACTTTCGAACTCGTCAGGAAGAACGAACATGAAGTCGCACGACGTTCCCTCTTTGGCGAGTGCATCCGCTCGTTCGTTTCCTTCGTTTCCAGAGTGCGCCTTCACCTTGGAAACGTAAATATTTCCTTCCCTTTCGTAGGCGAGCTTCAGTACATATTGAGCAAGTTTGTCGTACTTTGATCTTTTCATCGTCGAAACTATATTGGATATAGAGGTCTGGCTATCGCTGTAAATGATCATGTCGGACGACGTGTCCGTCATGGCGATGCTCGCGAATATCGCCCCGAGCTCCAGACGATTTATATCCTTGGTTTCGTGAACACGAGCCCTGAACGTGTCGAGAGAATCATCGCGACGCGAACAAAATCCTATACCCCCCTTAGATCTTCGTATTGACGCATCGGTGTGAACGATGTTGACACGGTTTCCTAGGCGAATTATCTTGGACAGGTTTTTGAGCGTTTGAAGTGCAGAAGCGTTTTTCTCGTATGGCGGAATCGTGATATCATAATAAAATATTAATTATACGTATAACGCGTTATGGACAAAATTAAAGAGCTAGAGAAACAATACTCGCTGGAAATTCCTCAGCCTCTGTACAATAATTTCTTGAACAATACGACGTCGTGGTGCCGTCTGAATCCCATCGGTTGCGGAAGACAGGCGGCCACGGAAACCATCTTTCTCATCATGGCGTATTCTGCGATCATCTTTTTGGTCGGCGGAGGCCAGGTTCCCACCGTTGGAAATCTCATAAAATTCTCACTGGTGTTTTTCCTTTTCAACGTCGCCGCCAGAATGGTGTCGGATAGTTTCTCGGATAAACTCGCAATCGCGGCGCTGAGTGGTCTCGGATTAAAAGCAGTCTCCACCATCGCTCCAAAAATAATCTCCTGGTAGATGACACCCAGTGTTCTGTGATGGTAAAACAATTTAATACATTTTATATTCTTGTATCAACGATGGTTGCATCGCATCTACTGAGACGGAAAAAATTCATCGTGTATATGTCTGAAACTCGTCGTTAGTCGTATCGATAAAATATATTACTTGAGTATATAGCTTGTATATATCACAAAATGAGCACGAGAATTCAGCTCGCGCTCCTGAAACAACTCGAGCGTCAGATGCGCAATACGACACGTCGTGAAAACCAACGGCTTCACATGGAGCTTCGCCATCGAATTCAGCAACAACGGCTCGTCGACGAAGAATTCACTGGACGCGAATACGATGCGATTGGATCATTCGACGCGTATTATCACCGCATCAAGGAGGCCATCGAGATCAACAAGACTCGCTTCGATCTTTGCCTCGACGAAAAGATCAACAGGATCTTCGAAAATCATTACGAGCCCAAGACGATATACGAGTTTGCAGATGCAGAGTTTGAAAATGCATCGAAAAAGATGTTTTACGATGCAAATCAGGGATTATTCTTTCAGAATTTGTATTCTGCTACGGGTCCCTCTGGAGGAACTCAGAATAACGATACTTTTTATGCCGTCATCACTTTTATCACCGCGATCCTCATCGCGAACATGTAAATTATTTACTGGCTCTGAGAACTATAGTGCTAACACAATTTTTCTGCATAGAGAATTTGCATATGGCAACACGGCCGAAATCAGAAAGATCAACGTGATCAGAAAATCCGTTTCCGTTCTTCACGAAATCATTCATGATGTCTATCAGTACTTTTACTTGCGCGTGCTCTGGATCCAGACCGAGTTCTTCGAACTTTTTCCTGAACTCGATCACTTCCTTGAGTCTCGCTTCGATCGTCTTCTGTTGTTTCATTTATCCGAACGAAATAAGTTATAATAAGTTTATTGACGAGATTCTGTAGGTATTGTTGTGATGCAGAACGAAAACTCGGAATATTATCATCAACTATCCGAAGTCGTGTCAAGAGTTCGTCTTTTCCTGATTATAATTACTCGTAGGTACATTTTCATCAAGTGGGATCTGATCGGTATCGTTAATCGGTTTGCTAATGTCGTATACAGAGTTTTCTAGGATATCTTCGGATACTATACCGTTGACATTCCCCTGATAAAAATCACAATGTTCTACGTCTTCTACGTCTTCTCTGAACGGAATAATACATGGAACCGCAGGCGCGAGCGATTTGCGAACTGCCACTTCGTCCTGTGGGAATTGCTGCGTGTCATCTATGGGAGTTTGAGGATCCCACGGAGTGAATTCCATGGTCGTGTCGGGATATCCTTCTAGATCGTGTAAAGCGAGCACGACGTTACCCGACGACGATGTCATGTCTAAAAATATGTCATACGCCGTCGGAACACCCTGGAATTTCCATTCGTATTCAGGATCAATAGTCGCTACAGCTTCCTTTAAAAACTTGGCCAATACCTCCTGAACCTCTTGAGACGTATTTCCGATCAAGCTATAATACAATCTGAAAGCCTCCTCACGAGTGGTGCACGAATCGAACATCGTTACTAAAAACCAGCCTTATAAAAATCAACGTATTTTTACGCATCATTTATGACTTTTGACGAGTTTCACACCATTCGAGTCCTCGTCGTCAGAATCGTTCCTGACCTTGTCCTTCGAAAATCGCCAGAAGGCTCTCGAGCCCATCTTGAAATCGTCTCTCATCTTAGCCTTGTGCCAAAAAACACACGATTCGACATCGTTTGAAAGTTTAGTATTGTCGAGCACGAGAACACCATAGTTTTCGGTGCATGCGTTGAGCACTTTATTGAAATCTTCAAACGTTTCGAAGCACCCGAAAAACATATTGTATAGTCTCCAGCGATTAGCTTGGATCGCTTCTCTGCACACGAAGAGCACGTCTATATTAGCACGAATCGCCGGAGGGCCGAGATCGGCCACATATTGACTCGAAAAAATCAAAAATATATTCAAGTGCCTCCCGTTCATAAAAATGTATCTCATGACGGGTTTTTTCATGATGCTATTGTCGAACGCAAGATCGTCAAGAACGACGAACACTCTCGGCATATTTCCTTTCTTTGCCGCTTTCTTTTGCCGTTCCAACAATTTCTCCAACGCGGGCCCGTTGAAGTCTTCGTACACAAAAATTTCGGGAATGAATTTTGTGAAGTAGCCGTTCCCGGCCTCCGTCCCCGACATTACCAACCCGAACGGCAACTTGTTTCGTTTATAATACAACAAATCTTTGAGAATAACCGACTTTCCAGAACCACGCCTACCTACTACGCCGCAAATAGCTCCATCGGATATAGTGTGTGGGTCAAATTCGCGAATGTTGAACGACATCTTTGTAAAAATATATCTTTTTTTTTAAAAGTTTTTACATTAAAATATTATCATAATGAAATGAGTAAATCAGGAAATAATAAAGTGTTCGAAGATATTCTCAACAATTTCAACATAAATTCGAACGATTTAGGCAACACAGGAAACGATTTCGGCAATGATTTCGGTAACGATTTCGGCAACGATTTAGGAGGTGCAGGAAACGATTTCGGCAACAATTTCGGCAGTGCAGGCAACGATTTTGGCAACGATTTTGGCAGTGCAGGAAACGATTTAGGCAACAATTTCGGAAACGATTTCGGCAACACAGGAGAGACAATTGCGAAAACGACGTTTCTCGCTGGATTATTAGGAACCGCTCCAGGGATAACACCTAGAAAGGTCATCTTCATCGTTTTGGTAATCATCATTATCATTTTGTTGTTGTACGGCATATACTATTTCTTCTTTAGAAAGAAAGGAGTGTGTCAGTATGCACCGCGTGCGAATTCTGACGGATCGTGGAAATGCCCAGACGGATACATTGATACGGGGCGCAACTGGGAAAATACAGACGGGGAAAAACAATGTGCGTTAACCCAGGAATGTGTCGACGTCTTGGAAAAGATTGTAATTCCTACGCCTCCTGCCCCGGCTCCTAAACCTACTACATGCAAGTATGTTTTGAGAGAAGGTACGAAATGCCCCGAAGGGACGATTGACACGGGAAGAAACTGGACGACGATGGACGGAGAAAAGCAATGCGCATCCGAACAAAAATGCGTGGATGATCTGGGCCCTATTAAAGGTTTACCTGATATGGTGACGTGTTCTCCGTTCCAAAAGAAAGTAGACGGAAAATGCGTGTGCGATGAGTCCAAGGGAGTGATTTCTAAGGGAGGAGATTGCGCGTGCGATGATGCCAATGGTTGGACATGGGATGGTACAAAGTGCGTTCGTACTCTTTCTTGCCCCGTTAATCAAAAATTAATGAATGGAAAGTGTGTCTGCGATGCAGATGCCGGTTTCGTATCAATTAATGGCGTTTGCGTATGCGATTCGGTCAGAGGATATAAAAGCGACGGTTTCGGATGTTCCAAAATTCCAGTCATACCCACGCCAACGCCGAAGCCTTCTCCCAAGCCCGCACCTAAGCCCGCTCCCAAGCCTGCTCCCAAGCCCGCGCCGAAACCTGCACCAAAGCCCGCGCCTGGGCCGATGCCGAAACCTGCGCCTGGGCCGAAACCAGGACCTGGGCCAATGCCAAAACCCGCACCTGGGCCGATGCCAAAACCCGGACCTGGGCCGATGCCGAAACCCGCGCCCGGGCCAATGCCGAAACCCGCGCCCGCACCAGGACCTGCAGGTCAGTGTTCTGGTGTGGAGGGAGGAGAACCATTTGGAACCGATCAGGAACCATTTTTCTTCATTTGCGAACCCGGAAGAACTTCGGCGACAAAAATGCCATGCGCTTCGGGCACTGTGTGGGACACGTCTGTAGGCGTCTGTAATTTCCCTAAATAAATCACATGCCTAATTCTCCGCGCCAGGGCGTAAGATCTTCGGATCTGGACTGGTCTATAGGATCAGAAAGAACTCCACTCCCTCCCATAGCCATATCTACTTGTTGAAACTCGAGGGCCTGAACATCATCGAATTTCTCTTTTTTGGCAGGTGGGAATATTTTTCTAAACGTGCCCGGTATGTCTACGATAAACTGCAGCAAGTACAAGCCGACGAGAAAAGCGACGACTACGCCGATAATTATCATGGTGTCTTTCTTCATCGTATATGTATACGTAAGAAAATTAAAATAATCAGGAAAAACTTAATTGAATTTCAATCTACACATCCCGGAGTCGAAGTCCACCCAGTTGATGCACACGGCGAATATTCTGATCTTCTTAGGAATCTCTTGGGGGGTAATATCGAATGCGAACTGAGTCCTGACATAACTGGCGAAATTGAGCATTCCACAAGGTTGAAAACTTGCCGCGTCTAGAGCAAAACTAAATGCCAGTATGTTGTCCACGTCGTTGCTTCTCGTGAAATGTTGATACGTTTGCACGAGTTTAAAGTAGTCTCCGGTTCTCGGTTTGAATTGTTCGTCCGAATTGAGATAAAATGTAGATTTTTGAACGATATCGTAATACGTGAACGACGTGAAATCGTTTTCGAGCTGCGATACGATCGCCACGTATTTAACCGGCTTGTTGAGTTGTCTGAGCGGTATGTATACTTTATCGGTGTTCACCACTTGGCCGTTCGTTGTGGTGAGATACGTGTTAGCGTCCATTATCGAAAGTTGTTCGATGGTATACGTGCTAGGATTCTGCGCAAAACGATATCGTTCGGTATCGTCCAGATAAACGTAGTCTACCAGCACACCCGCGTCGAGAGGAGGAACATCGGGTAATTCGGTACCGGCGGGGAGATTCACGAGAATGTTCAGCGGTTTTAAATTGAAATCCAAATACACGTTGATGTTGGTGTTCAGGTTGAGAATAGGGATGTATTGCTGCTTGGATGAAGTTCTGTAGCAGCAAAAAAATTTCAGAGGAACTATGAGTTGGTGAGATACGTTGGCACTTAAAACCTCGTCGCGCTTGACGATCTTGCCCAATCCTTCGTATTTTTCGCTGGGGCAGAACAACTTGTCTTCGATGTCCATCCACAAGCTCGGGTGCCGCTGCACGACGGTGTCTCCTATTCTCAAAGTAACGTCGGACATCACGTTGTACCCCATTGTTTCTTTCCACGTCCCCCCTGGTATACCGAGATTCGGAAGCACGATCCTGAGACACATTGTTCCTACGAGGTCTCCGTTTTTTGACAACGTGCAAGTATTTTTTGTGCCGAAACGAACCGTCGTCGAGAATTTTTCTTCGAATTGTTGAACCGCAAAATTAGTGTATCGTTTATAGACCTGTTTGAAGAACGACATTTGAGGATTGTACGTTAAATACGTATCTTGGGGGCCTCTAGAGAGCAACTGAACGAGCGTTCCTTCCGAAAACGTCCCGGACACTCGTTTGTCCAAGGGTACTTTATCATTTTTAACGGGTTGGATATCGAACGTCCCCGCGGGGACGGGATACACGTTATCGAATGACATTTCTCTGGGCGCCAGTGTCGAATTCTTGAAACGTTTGGTGGTCAACCCTATCTCTTCGGGTTTGGCAAACCTCTCTATGTATTCGTCTTCCACTGTACCAGAACTACCTATGTTCCTCACGTCTTCATCGGGTATGCACACCACGTTCATAATTATCTATTATCTACTGATTACGAATATTTAATTTCTCTATTGATGACGACGGAAATTCCGTATCGACAAAACACATACTTTAAAACAATTGTCTTCGAACAGATACATATATATGGGGCTGTTCGATCACTTGTATCATCTCGACTGGTCCTCGAGATATCCTTTACAGTATTATTATGAAGACGGAAGACACGTCGTGTTCGACAAGTATGAGATTGATATGTTCGGTGGAATTTACAATAAGAAGTCCGGGAAAAAGTTAGCACCAGGAAAGAGTGCTCAATATGATAGAGTGAGTGTATTCGACTCTATTGGTAAAGCACGTGGTATTTTTGTGTCCAGAGCCGTTGTATCAACGTTTCATGGACCTCCGCCGACGAAAGAACACTCGACCGAACACATTGACTGCACGAATAAGAACAATGATATCGTGTGCGAATTGACGTGGATGGACCCAATCGGACAAGTTAAGAATAGAAATCAACCTGAAGAATATATCAATGCTTTTATCATCGTCCGCGGTGCTCTCGAGATGACAAACAAAGGATGGATACGACATTTGAGCAAAGAGAAGAATCATATGGGTCGAGAGTATACGGAAAGTATGATAAAACATTATGCCCGACAGAAACAACACGGGTTTTCGTACAAAGTGTATGATGACTTGCCAGAAGAGAAGTGGTACAAAGTCATAGATTCTGAAAATAAGATGGGACATTGGGAAATTTCCGATCAAAATCGTATTGCATATGTATCTTCACATGCTCGAAACGTGATTGATTCTACACGATTTGGGTTCAAAGGAAAGTATCCTACAATTGGCATCAATGGCAAGAATCGTCTTCTTCATGACGTGGCTTTCGAAGCGTATTATCCGAAAGCTTATGCCGAAAAAATGCCACATGAGATTATTCTTCATAAGAATGATGATAAACTAGATTTTCGTCCTCATGTGTTATCTATCGGCAACGCCTCGAAGAATGCGAAAGATGCTCATGATAACGGGTGCCACATCGGTACGAAAAACGCGAGAATGGCATGTTGTTCGTATGTCGACGGCGTGTTCGAGAAAATGCACGAGAGTCAGGACGCGGCAGTAAAGTATTTGAGAGCTAACGAATATCCGAAAGTGAGTCAAGGTCATATAAGCACGGCACTCGGATCGAAGACAGTATTGACACGATATGGTAGAACGTGGAAACTCTCGTGATCACGTTGACATTCTCCTCTGAATTTTTCCAGAGGAGACACGAGCGGGAGCACTTCCTCGTCTCGGCGAGCTCATTCTGGGTGACGGAGATGCTCTCGTGGACGTCATGTATCGCTCACCTCTCGGAGAATATCTGAGCAATACTCTCTTGGGAGACGAAGAGCGTAGTCCCGACGAAGACCGTCTGCCAGAAGACGAAGACCGTCTGCCCGATGACGATTTCTTAGAGCTTGTTTTCACAGGTGTCAATGGCGATAAAGTCAGAAGCCCCGATGGCGAACGTTTTGCAGGAGTGCGAGGCGATTTAGAAGATTCGACGTCCACGAACGTCGGTTTGCCGCACTGGAACTGTTGATTTGCGTGGAATACGTCCTTAAAGATAGGACAATCCACAGCCATCGCTTTCAGTAAATTTTCGGTCTGCACCACGGGCGTGCTTTTACGAACGGCGTCGGCGAACACGTAGCTATTCACGCCAGGTGGAAGCCTCTCTCTGGGACCGCCATTCACGGAAGAGAAGTCTGCGCTGAGATTGAGAGATAAAATTTCCTTGGCCAGTTTTTCGAGCGAAGGCAGTTGTTTTTTAGATATTCCGTCGTGAGTGAAAGTTCTAGGGACGGTAGAGAAATATCTGAATACGTCAACGTTCTTGGAAGCCGCCGTCTTGTGACCGCACATTCTGAGCGCGCGTCCGACAGCTTGCACGTCGGCCGAAGAATCGTGAAGGGGGTCCACGATGTGTACTCCCGCAAGGCCGGGACTGTCCAATCCTTGATAGTACGTGCCAGAGGCGATGATTATCTTCAGGTAGTCTCCGTTTATGTTCTTGGGATCTTTCAAGAAACTTTTGATGGCCTTCATGTCCTTTTCTCCGACCTGAATTTTTTTGCCCGCGAACGTATAGTCGCCGGATTTGTAAAATACGAAACGTTTTCCGGGAGTGGACGTGCTCGTTGCCAAGTTGCTCGGAGTCACGCCGGTATATCCAAGAGATTGGAATATTGCCATGAGGGTAAATACCGTAGATTGATTGATGACGTATATGTACTGGCGCCCCTTGGACGAAATGACTCGTTTCACCACTTCGCGTAACTTGGGCGAAAGTATGGCCGTCGTTTTGCCGAAGCGCACTGCGGCGGGAATTCCTCCTGTCATATCACGTCTCAATAGTCTTTCTATTTCTTCAGGAGAATAGATACCTTTTGTAGCGGCTGCCTTCGTGAGAGCGTCTCCCGCCCCTATAGCCCCCTTCATGTACCCAGGACGCTTTTCGGCCTTGAGCGCCGTCGGGAATTTCACGGTGTCTGTTTCTATGGACTTGAGGAATCCGGCGTAATATTTAGGATCCATTTCGGAGAACACGTTCCTGACCGTCTTCACTCCATACACACTCGTGTCGCTTCTGAGCTCCACGTAACTTATGTATCCTTTCAGCCAGTCGGGGTGTCTGTTCAGATCCTGAGGTTTGATCCTAGGAACGTTGAGAGGGCGAACGAAGTTTATGACGGACAATATGTCCTTCACCGTTCCACCAGGAGTTCCTGTGAATGCAAACACGTACATGGGTTTCTTGTATTTGGCCTCGGTCAATTCGGCACGCAGCCAGTTGGCGGCCTTTTTGTAGTCTTCGGAACCGCTGGGCTTGAACAACGATTGAACTTCGTCCATGATGAGCACACTGCCGACGGCTCTCTTAGTCGAATCTTTGGTTCCGGGAAGAGGTTTTCCGTATTTTCCCATGAGGAGCATCTCGCCCTCGGGCTTTCCGCGACCGACGCCACCGGTCCCCTGGAAGCCCAGCGCGGACGCGAGCGTCGTGAAACTATACGTCTCGATCCTGTTAGATATCGGCCTGATGTTCGCCTTTTCGCGGCACCATATCGCTAGGGCGGCGCTGGCTTTCATAGTCTGGCCGAATGCCTGGACGGGGCGATTGAAAGGAGGACGAGTGTATTCGGGGAGCGGCTTGTCTTTGAACACGACTTTGACGTAGTCCGGGAAAAATTGAAACAGATTCTGAGCATACACGGATGCGTTGTTGTCCTTCATGTTTTCCGGCGTGGTCGCAAGGATGATGTTTCTTTTCGTGTTCCAAAAGGCCAGAGCGGTTCCTAATGACGTGGCGGTCTTTCCACTGCCCACGCTGTGATAGCACAGCATGCCGCGAATACCGCCAATTTCCTTAGGAGACCGACTCGCGAGAATTCTGGCGTATTCGAACACGGCCATCTGGTGTGCTTGAATCTTTGGGATGGCAAAATCACAGAAAGGATTCGCTCCGGCGGTTCCCTTGTATTTGCTTTTTTCTTGGAAAACAGGTTTGAGTCTGGACTCCATCCCTTTGACAAAACAATTGTTGGTAGCCCGCGGGTTGAACGGTTCCGCCACGCACAAAGGAGGAACTGGAGGCCTATAGGCTGCGATAGCGCGTTGCTGATCGGGAGAAAGTCTCCGAACGAAACGAGGGTCGGTGACGAATTTGCCAGTGACGTTCGTAGGAGAGTACCTCTGGACGTACTGCCCTGTTTTTTTGCTCGGAACCATGTACGAGAGAGTAGTGACGCCATCTTTGGAATCCACGACAGTTCCTGCAACTCTCACGGAAGAATCAGACATCTTTTTCAGAGATGTCTTGCCGTTGTCCAAGAACACTTCGATGCGTTTTCCCATAGGAAGAGAACCTCTCACGACGACGGTTTTTATCGTCGTTCTCGGGACTTCCACCATCCCTGGTTTTACGATTTTGCCCTGGACGGAATGGATCGTCGGCCCTTCTACAGGTTGCCCAGAGATGGGGTCGAAATACACCTTGATGAGCTCTCCGACGGGTCGAGTGGATTTCGTTTCGAATCTCTCAACGTCGTCGGCGACGTAATTAGAATCCAACAGAGCGAACAAGGGAAACCCTCCGTCTACGGACATGGGCGTGGCACCTTTCACCCGAGTGCTGAAAGAACCAGAGGGACGCGTGAATGCGACGGTAGCTTTATCCGAAGACGCTTGGATGATTTTGCCATAGGTGGAGACTTTGGACAGAGGAGACTTGGCGTTCTTCCAGGGGAGGACGCCGAGTATGGTCTTCGCCCGATCGTCGAAATACACTATGACGGTTTCGCCCTGTGCAAACTTATAGTCCTTGGGCTGTGGGATCTCTTCTTTGTCGGTAGCTTTAGCGGGGGTTTTCATCGCTGGAGATTTGGCGAAACGCCGACGAGGGGGTAACGGAAGGAGACCGCCCAGCGGCTTCCTGGTGACGGAACGTCGTCTCTTGGAACTCGACGAGGACATTTATTATACACAAACATAAAAATTGTTATCGTGTAAAAAAACGTCGTTTGACCCTGGTTGTCGTATCAACAAACACGAGTATATAATAACTCATCATTGTGATTAACACAATAATGCGAATACGACCATTTTGGTCGCAAAAATGTCAGGAAATATCACGAATACTTCCATGGTTTGATGAAACATCATCACACTCAATTGTGAACGAAAATATTGTGAAGAATGTGTTCAGGACGAGGAAGATAAAACTAAACCCTACGAAAGAACAAAAACTCAAACTGAACTCGTATGCCGACGGAGCTCGATATACATACAACACCGCGATTAAGGCGATAAACTCGGGAAAATACACGGCGAATAAAATAGAACTTCAAAACGCATTCGTGTCTCTCAAGAGACGAGACGGAACGTATAACTTCTTCTTCGACAAACGCAGATGGCTCCTACAAACACCGAAGGTGATTAGACATCAAGCGATGTTCGAAGCTGTGAAGAATTTCAAGGCGGCATTCGCCAGTTTGAAGAACAAGAACATTGACCATTTCAAAATTTCGTTCAAGACCAAGAAACATCAACGACAATACGGATACTCTTTGGGTATAACCAAAAGTCTGAAATTCAGAAATAGTATTCTCACGATACTTCCTGAAACCATAGGAAAGATGAAGTTTTTCGGGAAGATGCCATTCGAAGGCGTTCCCGAGGCAGAGTGTCGTATTCGCAGAGACCCTTATGGGGACTTCTGGCTTCTTGTGCCCGTGAAGAAAACAACATCGTCCTCATCAGGTCCCATAGTTGCCATAGACCCAGGGGTGAGAACGCCCTTTGCGTGCTTTTCGACCGACGGAACGAAGAAGACCCTAGGCGAAGATATGAATGAACGATTGAACGTCATACGAACCAAGATATCACTCAACGACCGACGATTTTCGAAGGCGACGACGAATGAACTTCGTAAAAAATGTAGAGAACATCGAAGATTCTTGTATCGACAACATCAACGAGTTCGAGACGCTTATCACTGGCGCATCATCAACGATATCACGAGCGAAGCTGGCGGGGTGCTGTTACCTCCCTTCGAAACTCAAAAACTCAGCGGAATGTTGAAAGCCAAGACAAACCGCTCTCTATTGGGTATCAGCCATTTCACTTTTAGGATGCGAATGAAGGAGAGATGCGACGAAAAGACCTTGTTATACGAGGAGCCGACCGAGGAATACACTTCGAAGACGTGTGGTTCGTGCGGCCGCATCAATTTCCTTCTCGGCAGCAAGAAGACGTTCGAGTGTTTCTGCGGCGTTGTATGCGACCGCGACACTCACGCTGCTCGAAACATCCTCTTGAAATGGCTGAGCACCACCGAAATGGGTGCCCGGGTTTTGGCGACCTTCCCCGTTTCTCGGTCAACGTAGACCACTTCGTAAGAAGTGCTTATGGTATTCGGCATATAGGTGTTGTCTCATAAGACGTCATCGCGAGAATAGTATTTGATTACGTTAAAAAAACGTAAAAGATTTGATAGCATATCAATAATGCACGTAGCAGAGTCGCCTGGCCCGTTGAACAAGAGATTCACACGCACCGTCGAAGTGGACTTTGACTACGGATCCTTGTCTCCTATAAAGCAAGAAGATGACATAGATTCCGCGAACGGAGATAAAAATATTGAAGAAAACAATGAGACAGAAGTTGAAGTCGGTACTGAGGAGACTCGGGAAGACTCGACTGACGTGCAACCAGCGGGAACTATTGAGGATGACATTGTCGCATCGTCTCCGGAATCTGGAAAGCATGTTTCTCCTGTGGAACCGCATCAGGCCGCGGACGATATTGCCGAACCGGATAGCGAAGTCGTGTATTATACCGACGTCAACCCGAACGTCAGCGATTTCTTGAGCATGCGTAAAGTAGACGGCGTGTACATCGTGCCTTTCAAGAAACCTTTCGTGATTCAAACTCCGATACTGAAAATCACCGAGCTCACGAAGAGCTCCGCGTCTCTCAGAGTGACGAAAGGATTTGCCAAGTTCGTCGGCGAATTCGAGGACAGCGTTCTCTCCGCCACGAAAAAACACAAGAGCGAGTGGTTCAAGGACGAGATAGATGACGATACCATCGAAAATGGATTGAAATCATTCTTGACGGACGACGGGGATCTGAAAGTTAAAGTGAGCGAAGATCTTGCCTCGTTCGACGAAGATGGAAATTTCTTGGGAGACGGGTTCGATGTTCCTGCGGGAGTTCGCTGTATTCTGGAAGTCTCAGGAATATGCTTCGGTTCCATAGAATTCGGAGCCATTTTCACCTTGTCCCAGATGCAGGTCGCTCGCCTTCCCAAATGTGCCATAAAATCTTTCAAGGAGAAAACTGAGAGATCGTATTCCGGAGAGTTCGCGTAAAAAAAATAAAATTCCTCAAAAAATAAAATAATATTATATATCATATAATAACGTGATGGATATCAAAATGATCGTGAAGGTTCTGGCAGTAATTGCTGTTGCCTTTTTGGTGTACAAGCTGTGGGAAGGAATCAGCAAGGGTTCGCTCGTCATCCCTATGCCATACAAGAAGGCCGAGAAATACATGAACTCCGCCGAGGGGTACGAATACGATATGGAAGCCGATGTTGATGCGGACGACAACGACATGCTCGTTGATGACGTCTATGGCGATGAGGTGGTCTACTACGAGTCCGACGAGGAGGACGATTACAACGAAGACATGGAAGACGATGATGGCGAAGTCTACATCGACGACAGCGACATGATGATCAACGAGGACCCCGAAGACGAGCCCTATGACGACATGATGGACGCCGAAAACTCCGTGCCCAAGATCATGCAGCCCGTCATGCCCCTGCTGACCCCCTCCTCTCAGCTGCTGCCCAAGCCCTCCCCCGAAGGCGCCGACTTCGCCCAGTTCGCACCCAAGAACCTCCAGGCGCAGAACTTCTTGACCGCCACCCAGTGGATCGGTGTCAACACCCAGGGCAGCTCCCTGAAGAATGCCAACTACGATCTCCGCGCGGACCCCATCATCCCCAAGGCAGATGTGGGACCCTGGCAGATGAGTAGTATAGATCCAAATATTTACCAAAGACCCCTGTTCGGTTAAACAACAAATATTAAATCGTAAGTATACATTTTTGAGAAATCACATACGTCACTTCTCAATGACTTATATGCCTTGTAAAGACTACTCCATATTCACTAGCACGTGAGCGTGCCACACGTTCTTCACGCTCTGGAGATTATCAGGGTTGACGAAGCACAGGAACTCGCGACCTCCCACGCGTTTTCGCGCAATGTCTTGGACGACTTCGATGTCCAGCGGTCTCGTGCTCCAGACGAGATAGTGTTCCGTGCCTTTCACGTCGTAGGGAAACTCGTTGCGCATCCACTTGGC